AGCTAGCATATGGGAAGTTAACAACAACTATGAAGTGTTGTTATCAGAACCTAGCCCACCAGGAGGCGTTAGCCAGTAGTGGACATTCAGGTTGGTAAAAATAAATATAAAGTTACAGCCACTTTAGTTCTTACAGTAGGAGCCATATTAGTTTCTGCTGTAAGTTGGTTTACCATGTTGCAAGTTGATATAACGGCTATGCAAAAAGATATTGAAAACTTGCAGCAAGAAGTTCAACAGCTTGAAAAACAATTAGAACAAACTCGTAATGAAGTTAAAACTAAACAAGATAGAGAAACGTATTGGAAAAAGTATCCTGATGTTAATACAGAACAACAAGAAGTAATAAAGGAAATAGGCAATAATGATGGGTAAATTGAGACCTCAAATTTTTCTTGCTATAATAGTACTAGGAGTATTAAGTGCAGTGGGTGTGTGGCAAGGCTATACAGAAATAGCCACAGGTTGTACAGGTGGAATAATCGCACTTGGTATGAAGGTACTAGAAAGTGAATAACTGGGAAAAATTTAAAATAAATATAAAACTAGTTGCATACTTTGCCTGCATAGTAGGCATGATGTTTGCAGCAATTTTAGCAGGAGCATAGATGACTAAAGCATTACGAATGGCAATGAAAAGTCTACCTGTAGTAAGTTCACTAGCTGTAGGTGTAGGAGTAACCTTAGCCTTAATGAATAAGGATAAGATTGAGGATAGCGTGGCAAATAAATTATTAGCTAGACAAATTACTAAGGAAGACATTCCATTACAATGAAACCCACAGGGAATAAAAAATATAAAAAAATAAGAATGCCTGGTGTTAACCCAAACATCAAGACTAAGTATGATGTACAACAGGAAATAAAAGCTAGGGAAGAAGTGGCTAAAGTAGAAGACCACGAAGATACAAAGTACAAGTACGAGTAAAAAAATAAACCTAGCTTCGTATAATAAACCATAGGAGTTTAACTATGGTTCAAGCAGGATTTTTACCCACAGGTCTCGACAGTCAAATAAAAAGATTTGTTGATGCTATGGGTAAAGAAATATTCAGAAAATCTCAAGAGCGATGCCCTGTCGGAAAGACAGGTAATCTAAAAGCGTCTGGTAGATACACTCCCCTTTCAGGTGGAGGCTTTTCTATTTCATATGATGTTGATTATGCTGATAAGATAGACGGAGGTCAAAAGGAATCAAGAAAGTTTCAAGGACCTTATGAATCACCAATCCCTCAACACCAAAGAAAACTCCCATCAGGAAAAACAATATCCGTAAGAGCACACACTAAGACTTACCAAGATATGCGACCACTTGATTTAGGTTCAGGTTGGTATACATACAGACAAGTAAGTTCTGGTGGTGGGACAGGGTTCTTAAGTAAAACATTTGAAGAAGAGTTCAGCAAAATTTTTACTGACCATTTCCCAAAGACTTTCGGAGTTTAAGGAGTAGTTATGGTAGACATAAGTAAAGTAACACCAGAACAGGAATATATTATTGCAACTCACTCTAGAATGGTAGGTAAAGTATTAGATTTAGTAGAAGCATCTATGCCTGAAGGCAATCAATTAGAAAAATTGAAGAAGCTAATTCAGGTACCACTCTATGATTTTCGCAATGACATGCTTTCCTTTGAAGCAAATGGTGTCTCATCTAAAATAGAAAACGAATAGCTAATTACGTTTTCTGTAAAAATTTTAGGTTTAATTCGTATAATAAATTAGATAAATATAAATTATTTATAATTTTCTAAATCACATGGAATTGTGGGGTCGGATGGCTAAGACCAACCACGCAATCAGCGTGGATTGGATTGGTCGAAGAAATTCAAAAAACCTAAGTAAGGAATGGTAAAAAATGTCAAAAGAAATTGAAGACATACAGAAACAATTAGAGGGTAACTCCCTCGCATTAGGTGCTGTTGCCGAAGTACTCCAAAAGATGGACGAAAGACTTTCTAAGGCAGAAGAAGAAGAAGAAGATAAAAAAGTTGAAGCTATGGAAAAAGAAGCTCACGAAGAGTTAGTAAAATCTATTTCCGCAGCTGTACTTTCTAATCTTAAAAAGGAAGACCCTGACAATGAGTTAGGACTAGACACTGATGGTTCAAAAGGCAGACCTGCAAAGGCTACTGCACCAGGACCACAGGATACAGACAAACCAGTTTCTCCTACTACTGACATAGAAGAACAACAGAATTACATTCAGGCATCAGAAGACTCTTTGAAAAAAGAAGAAGATGATGGTGAAGACAAAGTGGAAAACATGAAAATGAAAGCCGCACATGACGATGACGAAACAGACAAAATGAAAATGGAATCTGACGATGACGACATGAAAAAAGAAGAAGATGGCGAAGAAGAATCAGAAAAAACAGCTCACAAGGGCGAAGACAGTGATGAAATGGAAAACATGAAAAAAGAAATTGAATCATTGAAGAAGCAACTTGAAGGTGCTGTTCAAACTGAAACTGAAGCTAGACTAAGAAAAATGGGATTCAGGGAAGAAAATGGTTTGCAAAGACCACAAGTATTCACACCAGACACTCCTAGTGCTCTAGGAACTGATGGTTCAACACCTATCGTGAAGAGCCAAAATTCAGGTGACACTGTAGACCAACTATCTGGTCTCTCTTACAAACAATTAAGAGACATCCAACACAAAATCGAAAGTGGAGACACTGACGGTGTACCAAGAGAACTTCTTGGATAAACAAGTAATTAACTATAAACGAAAGAAAGAGGAGAAATTAAGTTATGTCAAATCCATCTTTAACTGAGTTTATCTCTCAGTCACAAAGAGGTTTGTACTCGTCTGTATTCGGTCCTGAATACTTACAGAAACAAACTTATTTCACGGTTGACACTGCGACAGGTATTTTCAATACTACTTATGGTAGGAAAGTATGGCACGCATTGAATAACCAAACTCGATTTTTCAACGCTATCCCAAGAAACGTTTGGGGTAACACTGCTGGTTGGAGAATAAGAAGCGACAGAGGAAGTGGCAGGTCAAGACCTGTAACTGAAACTGGTGCTATCCCAACAGTAGACGTATCACAAATTGAGAACGTTTCTAGTTTACCTAGAATCGTATCAACTACTTTCGGTGCGTCAGTGAAATCAGTATTCACTGCACAATTAGAAGGTGGAGTTGGTGATGTGTTGGCGTTGGAAAACGAAAATGCACAGCTCGACCACGTTAAGGAAATTAACGAAGAGCTATTAGCTGGTTCTGGATTCATCGCATCTGCTGGTGGTTCAGGTTCAACTACTGTGCCAGCCTCAGTTGCAAGTAGCATAAAGATTGGTGACGAAGTTGCCCTTTATGACGTATCAGCGACTGACTACATTAACACTGCTGGTAAAGCAGTAACTGCTGTAAACACTTCTACAGGTGCTATCACACACGCAGCGTTTGACGCAAACGCAGCTGACGGTGATGGTCTAGTAGTAACAAAGAGAGCAGGTCTAACATCAATTGAAGATATCGTAAACGATGATAACGCTTCTGTGGGTGGTCACATTCACAGTAACTCTAACTTCGCTGGAAACGGTGGAGTAGGTGTATACGACATCACAATTGGTAACAGAGATGCAAACTTTGCTGCTGGAACTGTAAAGCATAACAGTGGTACAATTAGAGACTTATCTCTAAATCTAATTGATGACTGTATTCAATCAATAAGAACTAACGGTGGAGAACCAAAACTAATCGTTTTGGGTCACGACCAATACTTCAAACTTGAGAGATTACTACAATCACAACAGAGATACTTAGGACAGGAAGAGTTCCAAGTTGGTGTGGGTTCTGAAAGAACTTTCCCAGGAACTAGAACTGGTCTAGTACTCGCAACTTACCAAGGTATTCCAATACTACCAGACGCTGACGTTGTAAAATCTGTCGGTTCAGATGATAGTGTTAACGGTTCAAACATTCTTGTATTGGACACAGATTACCTAGAAATTGCTGTAGCACAACCTACACAGTATATAGAAAACAGAGACTACTTTGCAGCTAACGCTCTAGTAGTAAGAGGATTACTATACACTATGGCAGAGTTGAGGTGTCACAATTTCATTACTCAAGCAAAAATAACTGACTTAAGTTCATAATAAACTAATCAGTTTTTATGTGGGGTGGCTAAATCGCTAGTCACCCCACGGTAATAATAAAGGAGAAATTAACTCATGGCATTAACGATTACAAATCCAGGAACTTCAAGAGATGTTCAGGGAGTAATGGGTGATATCAGATACACAATTAAAGATATTACATTTGATGATTCTTATCCTTCAAACGGTGAAGCTATAACAGCTACACAATTTGGTTTAGAGGAAATCTTCATTGTGCTTATTTCACAGAAATCAGATGGTTATGTAACTCAATTTGACTACACTAACTCAAAATTTGAAATCTACGAAGCAGGGGCAGACGGAGCAGCTTTAGACGAATTAGGTAACACAGCAGACGCTAGTGGTATCGCAGTAAGAGTACTCGTACTCGGAAGATAAGTTTCATGCCAGCTACTGAGACTAAAACAGAAGTACAGCTTGCTGTATATATGGAACGCCTAGATAGGTATATAGAAAGTCAAACGAATCTAAATGAGTCCCTAACTGTGGGGCTCCAAAAGTTAGATGAGGAAGTAGAAGAAATAAAAAGCTGGCGAACAAAAATCTACGGAGCTAAAGCTGCCTTAATGACGGCAGGAATATTAATTGTTCACACGGTTGCAGTATTGGGCAGCTTCGTAGGAATATTAATGTGGACAGATAAATAGGAGAATATAACACATGGCATTTACAAACGATTATGCAAGCTCTAGGAACTGGAGGACTTGGCAGTCCGACCCTAGCACTAGAACTGCTGTACAGCCTTTTGATAGGTACGTTGCACTTAGTGGCTCGGTGGGAACGTCAGCGGCAGATGCCGTGAAAATATACGCAGGTCCATATTATAACTTGGACGTGGGAGGAGTCACAACAGCAAACTGGGAACTAGCTACATCAGGTAGCCCAGGTATAAATAGAATTTTAAACCCATCAATAGAGAACGCAACTATAACAGAATTTACAGCAGATGGGTCAGCTATATCAAGAACAACAGGGGCACCTCTTTTAGGTTCAGCAGAACTTACAGCAAACCCAGCTAACTCTGCAGCCAAAGAAGGATTTTATGTAACAACAGAAGCAACAGGAAGCATAGTAAACATTAGTGGTAATGGAACTGGTTCAATGTATTTAGTAGCATCGGGTCACGTTAGAGGTGCTTCAGCTTCAGGGGATGCCGTGATGCAGATTACAGATTCAAGTGGAACTGTATTAGTAACATCAGAAGCAGTTAGCTTAACAACTAGCTATCAAAGATTAGATGTTGCATACGCAATACCAGCTTATGACTCAGATGGAAACAGTAGTCGGACATACAGAGTTAAGTTCTGTTCAAACACTCAACACAATATTAATATGTTGTGGGATGCATTATCATATGACTTTAGAGACAACTCAACTAAAGTAGATTACATTGATGGAAACCTTGCAGGTGGAAATGGATATGAATGGGAAGGTACAACCGACCTATCTAAGTCAAGACACATGGCACCGATTTCATCAATCAGACATATAAGAATTAAAAATACACATGGTTCACAGAATCTGTTCGTTGCATTTGATGCAGAGGCAGAAGCTACAGCTAATTGTTTAAAATTGGCGGCAGGTGAATCATTTGAATCAAGTCACCCAATTGACTTTAGAAAGAAAATATCAGTAATTGGTAGTGGTAGCTCAACAACCTATGAAGGCATTGTTATGGGAACTGCTATCTCAACAGGATAATAAAATGGTAATGACAACTACTACAAACGACTGGCTGATTACAGCTCAGGAAGATGAAAACATAACGTTACTTGAAAAAGCAGTTGATGGAAGAGTCTCAATGAAAGACATCCAAGATGCTTTGGAAGAGTATAAACGTTTGTTTGTAGCAGAGATTGCATCACCAGCAGAGATATTAACTTTATTCAGAGCTTACCCAAACAAGAAAGTTTACTCAGAAGCTGTTCAAAAAATGAATTTAGATAATCTAGACAATCAGCCAATGGTTCTTGGAGGTCCAGCTTCGATAGAAGTAGTTGATAGAGAAGGACATTTAATTACAACAGACGCTTTGAAGAAAGCTTTTAAGAGTTACATGGAAAACTTTAGAACTAGGAATGCCATGGTTCTACATTCTGATGTGCAGGTGGGATGGGCTTTACCTGCATACATTAGTCAGAACGGTCAAATCTTTAAGAGTGGTGTGGATGATACAGGTCTTTATTTCATTACAGAGCTAAGAGCTGATACTAAAATATCAAAGAGAGTCGAGCAACAGATTGATGAGGGTAAATTAAAGTCTTACTCAATCGCAGGAAGTGCAACTAAAACACAACAGATTCAAAAAGGAATGACTCAATACATGCAAGTAGATGACTTGGAATTAGCCGAGGTTACTGTATGTGAAAAGGGAGTTAACCAAGAAGCAAGTTTCCAATTAATTAAATCTGAACACGCCGCCGTTAAGAGCTGCGTAGATGGAAGTTGCTTAGTACACTTAGAAAAATCAGAGCCTGAAGATTGTGGTTGTGATGGTCCGAGTTTCCAAATTCAATTAATGGAAGATGGCAAGGGTGACATAAGTTTAAAAGATACTTTCATAAACTTTGTTAAGAAACAAGATGACCCATTTCAATCAGGAAAAGGATTCGCAACTTTACAGAATATATTATCGAGGGAACAACAACATCATCAACTATTAGATGAGATGGGATTTCCTGGTGAACTAGAACCTGAAGATGGAAGATACACACCTGTATCAGAATATGACCCCGACCATCCAAAACCATATTGGTATGTTAACGAGGGGGGTCAAGACTTAGGGAATAGACACTCTGATGACGCACTCACAAAACCTGGTAAAAAATCAGAGTTTCAAAGAAGTAAGGTTTCATCATTAGAAAGATTACAGAAACTTCTAAAAGCTGAAGTAGATAATCCTTATGCCGTTGCAACAGCACAAGCAAAAAAGATGGGATATAAAAACTTCAAGGAAGGAAGTCCTGGCGAAGAGAAAGTAGATGAAATTGCAGAAGCGATTAAAAAAGCAGGACACAATCAAAGTTACGAGGACATGAATGTTCCAGATAAAAGTGACTTAGTATATTACAAAGACGGGGAAGACACAGCATCTTTACACAGAGTTAGTTTATTAAGGGAAAAGATAAAAGAGCTTAAAGAAAAAATGATGGACACAGATAGTAAAAAAGTAATTGATGAAAAAGATGAAACAGAGTTAAGAAAGTTTTTAGGTTTTTTAAGTAAGGCTCAAAAAGTTAGAGACCCTTGGGCAGTTGCTTGGTCTATCATAGATGACAACTCAAATCCTTTGTATCAAGGGAAAAAGAAACCTACTAGTACCGAAGGAAGAAAAGCTTTAGCTGCTAAAATAGCTGCAGGAATTGCAGACAACCCTTTCAACTAAGGAGTATTATGCCCGTATTACATGGAGATGACATATCCAACATTAATGACTTTTCTTTAAATCATGGAAAAGAATGGCTTATCATTGACAAGTGGGGTGAGGGAATCAGACTTGCCTTCAAAGATAACACAGCTTATTTATACGTTTCAAAATCAGGAACATTTGGTACACTTGGTGGTTGGGATTTTGAAGCAGAAAGAACTAAACAAAACTTAGGATTACAGGAAGAGGAAGTGGTGGAAGAAAAAGAGGAAGAGGAAGAGGAAGTGGTAGAGGTAAAGGAAGAAGAGGAAGAGGAAGAGGAATCAGACGAATGATTAGTCCAGACAAATGTAAAAACCCAGATGAATGCGAAAACTCAGAAGAGTGTAATAATGAAACTTGTA